TGATGAGTCTATCCAACCGACAACTGTACCTGATGAGTTTTTGATTTCTAAGGTGTTTGCTGTCTGAGCCGCTACATTTTGGATTATTAAGGGCACGCCTGTTGTTACGCTGGTCGAGACTACTAATTCGTCTCTGTCTGCTCTTGTTCGCGTGTCTGTAATGTTTGCGTTTACAATCGTAGTTGCTGCTGCTGCCACCGCGATTGTTGCCAAAGAAATGCTGTTTACCGGTGTTGCCGGTGCGACCGGTGAAGCTGCGGCAGTTCCGGCTATTACGCCTATTGTGACGTCGTTTGTTGCGCCTGAATAGTAAGCGTCGTTAATTGTCATTACCACGCGGTCAATGCGTGGATTGGTGGGGTTTGCGCCTGTGAGAGTTACTGTTAAATCTGCGTCGTTATAAGCGACGTAAGTACCCATGTTTGCTTGGTAATCGCCTACGATAATGCCCCAGCCTGCTGCTACTACTGCGCTCATTCCCGGAGTCGAGCTTTGCGTCACTTTGAGGTCGTTTGTGCGTGCGACGCCTGTTGTCGACCATGTTGCCTGAGTCGTTAATCGGTCATTCTCGGCAGGGTGGGAAGACTGCTGTTGCCAACTTGGTGGGGTTCTTAATGTCATTTGTTCTCCTTAAATGTACGCATTACGCCAAGTGACTGTTGCCATTGTAGTGCCTGAGACCACCGCTTGTCCTGTGAAGTAAAAGGAATTGAGTCCGGGTTCTGCCTCGAACCAAGTGGAACCGCCTTTGAGCAGATTGCGCGCCGGGTTTCCGTTTAAGGTAATCGTCCTTGCGTATAAATCAACAACCAATACATCGGCTGCTCCCATTGTTGTTGATAAGTATAGGAAATTGTTTGAGGTTAAGTTGCCCAGTACAAGGTTGGTAACTGGACCATCTACTGTGATTGTTGGGTAAGTCGTTGCCCACCCGCTGTTTACAATGCTTGCTGTTCCGGTCTGAGAACCGCCGCCGAAGGTCAAGTCATACACTCGGTTGTATGTGCGTCCTAGCGCGTCCGTAGGGGTCATTAGAACCGATTGCAGCGTGTCGTCGTAATAGTTCGGGTCAGGGCAAAAGAACTCGTACTGCGCCCTAATTAAGCCGTATGTGTAGTCAGGGTCAATCAGGGTTCGGCTCTTGCGTACGCGAGTGTTTACGCGTTGTAAAGTTCCTGCCGCTGAAAGTTGAAATTGCAGCGGTGTCGTTCCGGATTGCTGCGGTAGGAGTGCGGCCTGTAACAAGTTGTAATTTGTCTGCGCGCTGTTTGTTCCGTCTCCTGTAATCAACATCTGAATTGTGATGTTGCGTCCTGCTAGGAAATCTCTGCCCGAGAACATGCCGTCGAGGTATCCCCGGTCTGTGTCCTGAACGCGTAAATCAGGCAGCATCTCTAATCCGTCTACCCCTGTAATTTGATACGGGGAAGCTGCGCCGCCGAACACGAAGTCATTAAAGGCAAATGAATAATTGTTTAATGTTGTTACAGTCATTATTGAAGTCCTAACGGTAAACCAAATCGTATCGCGTTGAGCGTTGAATTGGCAATACTTTCAGGGGTTGCGTTGCTGTTAGCGTTGATGTTCAAGTTTAGATTGTTTGTGTTGCCATTTCGTGCGTCGTCAGGTGAACTGGCAGGCGGCTTTGTACTGCCGCCCAAAACACCGTTAGCGTTTTGTGCTGCCTTTTGATTGTATGCAGCCTGAGCCCCTGCTAGACGCGCGAGCAACGCTTCAATCGCGCCGCCGAGTCCTGCAATCTCTGCACCAATTCCGCTGACGACTGCCTTGACAGGTGCTAATTTATCTTCAAATGCTTTTCTTAATTTTGTAAGTGAGTCGAGCATTGTTTTTTCTGCTGCTGCTATGTCCTCTACTAACTTTTCCTGTGCGTCAGCGAACGCCTCGTCTCTTGTTCTCGAAGCGTCAGCGACAGCGTTATCGTAACTCTTTTGAGCGTTGGCCAATGTCTCTGTGTAAGATTCATTTTGTTCAAGAATCTGTTCCTTTAACTTCTTGTCTGCTTCTTCAAGTGACTTTGTTAATTCGGCATTGACCTTGTCTATTGCTTCTTTGAATTTTCTTGCTTGGTCTGCTAATGCCATTTGGTACAAGTTGTTTTGTTTTGCTAAGGCTTCGCCTAAATCTCTTTGTGTCTTCTTGTACTCTTCCATGAGTGCTTGCGTGGCTAGTTTGCCGCCGGCGCTCATGCTCTTTGCTAAATCTGTTACACCATTGTTAGATACATTTTCTAACTGGCCGAACAGGTCTTGCATTTCTTTGTTTGTCTCTGGAGAGCCTTTGAGCAACGCCTCTGCCATTTTATTACCGGCATCTGGACCGAGTGCTAGAACTTGCTCGATGAAAGTCTGAGAGAATCCTGCGCCTGCTAATGCGGAAGCGTTTTCTGCTAACTTCTTAATTGATGTTAGGTGTTCCTTCATCTTGGCGACTAATGCTTCGCCTGATGTGTCTCCTGCCTTTTCTAAGTCGCCGAACAGTTTACCTACATCTGTTTTCGTGGCATTGGCAAATGCGTCAGTTAGGCGTGAAATAGACTTTTGGACAATGGCCTCTAACTTCTCCGCGTATGAAGCTTGTATGTCAGAAATCTTTTGGAAATGATTTGCGGTGATGTCTGCAATCGCGTCGTCATTGTCCTGAACGATTTGTTTCATTTTCTCGGCAAAGTTTGCCTTGATTTCAATGACTGACTCGGCGTAATCGTTTTCAATCTTAATTAGGCGCTTGCTGTGTTCCGCTTCTATTTCTATTTGTTGTTCAGCGTAGGCTTCGTTAAGGTCTTTCATTCTGTTGTTGAATTGCTTTTGCGCCTCAACTCTGGATTTCAATTCACGCTTGTGAGCCTCAGATACATCTTCGTCGTAATTCTTTTGTATCTGTGCAAATTTTTCTTTGAGGTCTTTAAGGTCTTTTTCAGCCTTTTCTTGAATCTTTAGTTTTTCTTTTGCAGCCTTTTCTGCTGCTGCTAGTGCGCCTGCGTTTATGCTTGTTGTCTGTGTTACGACGCTTCCGCCGCTAACGCCGGCAGTACCAGTAGTCATGGATACGTTACCCATGCCCTTAAAGTTTGATTTTAGGTCAGACAAATTCTTGCTTGTAATTTTGATTTTGTCTGCTGCGTCTTGCGCGCCTTGCGCGATTCCCTTAGCCCAGCCCTGTCCGGGTAATTTAGCGAACAAGCCGATTAGTTTGCCTACGCCCTCGATAAGGAGCGCCCACCAATTTAGAATTATTTGAACGCCTTTGATTACTACTTCTCTGAATGTCTCGGATTTCTTCCAAGCGAGTACAAATCCTGCTGCTAGTAATGCTAATGCGGTAACAATCAATCCGATAGGGTTTGCTCGCATCGCAGCATTGAGTACTTGAATAGCGGTTCTGAAATTAAGTGCCGCTAATTGAGCAACAGTAAATCCTGCCGCTTGCGCGGCAAGCACCGCTGTGTACACAGCGCTTACTGTTCTAACTGCAATCATGACTGCTTTGAAAGTTAGAAATGCAGTCGTTGCGCCAGCGACAAGTATTGCAAGCATTTTTATTGCGTCTGCATTTTCTTTGAAGAATTTACCTATTGCTGTTAGCACAGGAATCAGTAATTTTAATACTCCTAGAATTGCTCTGAACGCTGGCATTAGTGCTTCGCCGAGTGCGACTTTTGCTTCGTCGAACTTAGCTGTTAGTTCGCGCATTGTATTTGCTGTGCCTTCTTGCGTTCTCGCAAAATCGCCCTGAGCCATCTTTGTTTGTTCCATTACCAAGGCGTAAGTTACTTGCGCTTTGATTGCTGGATCCATGACACCCTTGATGTTGCCGAAGCCCATTTCGAATGCCTTGTTTTTTAAGGTTACTTCGTTGAGCGCCACACCGAATCGTTTTAACGGTTCAGTCTCGCCTGATAAACCTGAGCGTAATGCGTTTAACGCGTCATCTACATTTGTGTCGTTAAATGAAGCCAAGTCTGACGCTAAGGTAACTAGGCTTGTGGACATCTCTGTCGCTGTGCCTCTTGCCACGCCTAGCGCTTGAAATAAATTGCCGTATGTTCCCGCTGCTGTGAGTGCTGCTCGTTCAGATAGTCCTATTGAACTTGACGCATTTGCACCGAAATCTAAAACTGTCTGAGCGTTTTCTCCAAATACGACGCCGACTTTAGAAGCTGCTTCGGCCATGTTGGAAGCGGCCATGATTGTCTCTCTACCGAATTGCACAATCTGCGTCGTTGCGAACGCCACACCTAAAGTAGCCGCCATTGTTTTGGCGGTACCGAGCATTTTTTGCATGCCGGTGTCCGCCGTAGCAACGGTACTGTTCATGCCCTTAATGCTTGCTTCGGCCTGTGCTAACCCGGCTTTTAATTGAGATACATCTGCTGCAATTTGTACGAGAATTGGTGGGATTGCGTTGCTCATGCTATCCCCTTACTGCCTTGATGAATGCTGCTGTGAACACTCGGTTTAATGTGCCGTTGCTAATGAGTTCAATAGCAGCAGGCGCTAGATAAGGGTATTTTACTCCACTCTTCCAACGCGGTGAACCTAGTTCCACAGCCCTAGCATACTCTGTGTCTGCTCCGACAACCGCGATGTAACTGCCGAATCCGTATTTCACATCAGTTCTGATTGACCGGCGTAAAGTTCCTGTGACTACGTTCGGACCCGGACCAGTTCCGGGAATGTGTCCTTGCCTTCTCGGGTGAGTTCCTGTGTTTGCATTTTTCTGTGCTTGACGTTGGACTGCGAAACCAGCGGTAGCGATTGCAGTTTGAGCCGCATTTTCTAATCTGTCCTCTTGAACTTCTAACCCGGCAAGTACATCAGAAAGGTTGCGTATGATAACTGCGCCCATTACTACAACCTCTCTGCTTTTACTTCCTCCACCGTTGCTGCAATAGCCACGAGCCAGTCAGCCAAATTGGCTGGTAACTCGTCTACTTGGCTTGGTGTCCAACCAAACCTATCTGCCATTGTAAAGTAGAACCATTGCTGGTCGGGATACTCAAAATCTTCGTGCCGGTGTCCGCCTTCAAGCAACCATTTTAGCCGTTGGAGTTGGCGATAGGCGCTTTTGGGTCGGACTCGTTCTGTTCTGAAGCTGTGAGAGTTGGGAACAATTCCTTTTGAGAATCTTTCGTTTGCTCCACTAAGTAGTCGTAATCTCTCATTTCCAATTCGTCTAGCGTCTCCAATTTAATTGAAGGGATAAGCAAATCGAATGACCAATCCTCAATCAGCATTGCCAGTAGTGCGTCACCGAGTGCTAACGCTTTTGATAGGTCTCCGCCTTCGGCTGTATCTGCTGTCTTCATTACCTTCTTGCGGTCTTTAACGCGCAGGGTTGAAGGGTCTTTGAGAGTTACTGTTGCGCCTGTTGGTAGTGTGATTTTCTTTGACATTTTTGCCTCCATGTTTGTTTGCCTTCCTGTAATCGTACTAGATAGAGCATCGGGGTGCGGGATTGCGGGAAGGCGTTCGCAATCAACCTAACACCCCGATGCTTGGAACTATTTATGCGTAAGTACCGGAAGGCTTTGCGTTCTGGAGTACCCACTTGATGTTGCTGAAACCGGCTGTTGAACCTGCGTCAGTTGTATTACCCATGGCGTTAATGTCCACAGAAACCTGCACGAAGTCTTGACCGCGCTCAATCACCGCTGCTGTGTAAGCACCCTTTGTGATTGTTGCTTGAATCTGAACTGCTGCTGCTCCTGCGCCGTATGCCCAGTTGAGAACAATCGCCGGCTGAGTGTTAGTCAAGTAGCGAGTTAATTCTGTGTTGTCCTCCATGATGAAGGTGATTTTGCCTGTTGTCTCTAGTGGACCGAGGAACACGCTGAAAGGGTCTTGCGTTTGTGAGATACCGTAAACAGGTTTCACAGCGCGCTTCATTTCAATGCTGCCGTCCATTGATGTTGAGACAGCAGACCCGCCAATGCTGACAGTTCCTTGCCAAACAGGTGTAGGCAAAACAGTTGAGAATGATGGTGTCGGTGTTGCCGCTGCCGCTGAAAGAAATCCTGTTGTCTTTGCGTCGTACTGAAGTAATCCGTCTGCGCTGAACTTCAATGAGAAATCTGAGAATTGGCAGCCCGGGTATGCGCGTACTGCTGCTGCGTAGAAGTCAGTCAATGTGTATGAAATTGGCTGGTCATCTGCTGCTGCAACTGCGCTGTTTTTCAATGAAATTGTGTGAGTGTAAGGTGCAGAAGCTCCTGTTGTAGCCACAGACCCCAACAACCCTGCTAGTGAGTAGCCGACTGTGTCAGCGAATACTGCGCCGCCGAAGTCGAAAGTTGAACGAGTGCGTCCGGGAATGTAGTTGTAGTTCACTACATTTGAGCCACGCAATCCTGTGTCGTAGAGCGGGTCGATAATGTCGGCAGGCTTAATGCTGTCCTTCATTACGGGAATGAAATCTGTTGGAGTTACTGCTGTGCCTTTGGTAACTTCTTTAGCGATACCAAGGTACGAGCGTACGGATTGTTGTACTGACATTACTTCACCTCTTTTACGGTTGAGTCAGACGCGGCTGACGGTGCTGTTGTTTCGGTTGATGTTGCGGTTACTTTTGCTTTCGCGTCGTCGTAAGACTCTCCGGCTTTTAGAGTTACGCCAAGCGTAGGATAGACACGCTCGTCGTGACCTTCATTTTTGATTATCATGCTGCTCCTATGCTTGAATCATTTCTGTTACGTCGAATTGTATCTCAGCGAAGGTCTCCGTCGCACCGCCTTCGCTTGTTGCCGGCTCTCCGTAAAGAGTGTTGATTGCCGGTTCTGCTCCCTGCCAAACTAGCGTGCCTGTCGCGTCGCCGAAATTGTGGTCTGCTCTTAGGCGTGCCTTGATTGAGTCTATAAGTGTGTCGAACGCTGTCATTGCTGCTTCCGCGTTGCG